GGTTGCGCAAAAGCCTCTCTTGGTGAAGTCGGCATTCGTGCGGGACATTACAGGGAACGATTATTCCCTTCGCGTGGTCACGAATGCCGATTACCAGGACATTGTGATCAAGACGCAACAAAGTTCTCTACCCGGCTGGTTGTTTTACGATCCGGGGGAAAACAATGTTTCCGGGACGATTTATCTCTGGCCGATTCCGGATCGCGTCGTATCTTTGGGCCTAACCTACCTCGCCCCCCTGTACACTTATACCTCCATAGATGACACGTTTGCTGACCCGGAAGGCTACCAGGAGGCTGAGACTTACAACCTTGCCTTGCGCCTCGCCCCCAAGTTTGGGAAGACTTTGACGGAATCCGATAGGGAGATTGCCCGGGAGTCTAAAGCGGCCATTAAGCGAAACAATTCCGACATGGACGAAATGCAATTCCCCTCCGGACTTGGCGGCCCCGGCCGGAACTGGAACCCGCAAACCGGCTGGTGGGCATAATGAAGGTGCCGATTAAAGGCTTCGTCGGCGGATCCTGGACTTCGCGGTCCTTAAATGCGGATGCGCAAAGATGCATTAATTGGTTTCCGGAGCTAATAGAATCCGGGGAGGGGAAAACTTCCGCCATGCTTGTCCCAACTCCGGGCATGAAATACTATTCGGGGATCGGAATAGTAGGCAACGGATGCCGCCCCGGGGGCTTGTATGCCGCAACCAACGGCAAGCTTTACCTCGTATCCTCAAATGAGCTAACGGAATTCGACGTAACGGGCACCCCGACCACTCGCGGAACACTGCTTACTACCTCCGGGCAGGTAGCGATTTCCGATAACGGTAATGTTCTTTTCATCGTGGACGGAACTAACTATTACGTCTTTGATTTTGTTTCCCTTGTTTTTACCACGTTTACGGACGCGGCCCTTACCGGCTCTACGCATATTGGTTACCTGAATGGTTTCTTTATAATCAATTGTCCCAATGACGTTAACGGCCTTGCCGTTTGGCGTTGGTCCCCCGTCGATTGGAACGGGACGGACCCCTGGGACCCCTTGGATTTCGCCAATGCCGATAGCTCCCCAGACCGCTTGCAGGGCCTTTGCGCCTTCGGCGGAGAAATTTGGTTTATTGGTACTCAGGGGTTCGAAGTATGGTATCCGGCCAACGATCCGGATCTCCCCTTCGCCCGCTCTCCCGGCACGTCTGCGCAGATTGGAACGTATGCCAAATATTCCATTGCGCAAATAAAAGATTCCGTTTTTTGGCTTGGGGCCTCTAAAGAAGGCTTCGGCCAAATCTTCCGCTCCAATGGGTACCAAGCGGAAAGGATTTCCAACCACGGATTGGAAAAAGAAATTTCCAGTTACGGGGCCCTGGACGATGCGATCGGATTTACGTACCAACAGGAGGGGCATTCTTTCTACGTCCTCTCCTTTCAATCTGGGGACCGGACTTGGGTTTATGATTTGTCTACGGGCCTTTGGCATGAACGCCGATGGAGGAATCCGGTAACCGGTGTGCAAGGCCGTTGGCGCGCGGTAAGCGCAGCGCAGTTTTCCAATAAGGTAATCGTGGGGGATTATATCTACCACTCTGGGGAGGGTGATTTAATCTATGAATTGGACCTTAATTATTACTATGACGATCTGAGCACAGCGGATACGGGCGGGGTTATTGTCCGTCTCCGGTCTTCTCCGCACGGATCCCAAAACTTGGATTGGGTTTACTTCAACCTCTTCCAAATCGACATGGAAACCGGGGTGGGGATAACCACCGGCCAAGGCTCCGATCCCCTGCTCATGCTCCGTTATTCCAATGACGGCGGGCACACGTGGAGCAATCAACGCCAAGTTAGGATCGGGGCTATCGGGGAGTACTTAACCCGCGTTCGTTTCAACCGGTGTGGCCGGGCCCGGGATAGGGTTTGGGAAATCTCAATTTCCGACCCTGTGAAAGCAATTGTTCTCGGAGCCCTGGCAGAAATAGAAGTGGGGGCCACATGATCCCTTCCCTCCCGAATTCTCGGGAAATAATTTCATCCAAGGACGGAATAATAACCCGCCCATGGTTTGCGTTTCTCCGTAGTTTTTTGACCAATTTTAATAGTCAAGATTGGACACCGAATTTTACCGGTTTGGGGGTTGTCGGCGCGGTTACCGTAACGGCCCGGTATACTCTTTCCGGTGGAATTTTGTATTTTGATATTGAGATTTCCACTAGTGGCGGTGGGACCTCTCAAAGTACAGCCGGAGTAACAGAAATCACTAATTCCCCCTTCGAAGCGGTTAGAAACGGAGTCGGCAACGTTGCCGACTCTTCCGCTGTTTCGGTCCTGGGGATAGTCCTTGCGCGAAAGGGAACTAGGACAATTGCCTTGCCTTCGTGGGGCCCTACTTCCAACACGGTTTTGATCTCCGGATCTGTACAAATAGGGGTATAAGGAATGGGAATCTTTAGTGGAATTGCGGATGCCGGTACTTGGGTTGGGGGGAGAGCTGCGGATGTTGGACGGGGGACGTATCGCCTCGGCGGGGAAATCAAAGATCAGATTACGGGAGCCAACGCAGCCAACGCCGCCCGGGCAGCGGCAGGAATTCAGTCGAAAGCCGCTGCCGACGCAAACACGGAGGCCCGCAGGCAGTACGACTTAAACCGGGCGGATCAGTCCCCCTGGCTGAATATCGGAAAGTCTAACCTGGAAAGGCTTAATGCCGGGATGGAGTCCGGGGAGTTCAACACCCCCGACCCCGGGCAGTATCGCAGCCCGGAATACCAAGATCCAGGGCAAGGCCCCATGGATTTCCAGTACAGGGAATTTTCCCCCGGCGATTTGGAGAATGACCCCGGCTACCAATTCCGTATGGCTCAGGGCCTTAAGGGCATCCAAAATACTCGCGCCGGGTCAGGCTCCCTCAAGTCGGGGGCCACGCTTAAGGCCCTGCTTGGATATGGCCAGGGGTTGGCCTCCGATGAAATGGGGGCGGCCTATGGGCGGTTTCAAGATCAAAGAAATTTCTCCAATAACGTTTTTCAAAACAAACGCGCCGCCTTTCAAGACTCGCGCAATTTCGGCCGGGGGGCTTTCGAATCGGATCGAAGCTTCGGGGCGAATCAATTTCAACAGGGTTACCAAAACCGCGTTGGCGCAAATCAAGACCGGTTTAACCGCTTGGCGTCTATCGCGGGGGTGGGGCAATCAGCCGCGCAAAACCTCGGCGCGCAGGGGGCTAACTTTTCTCAGGCATACGGAAACAATGTAATGGGCGGGGCCAATGCCCAGGCCGCTGGAAAAGTCGGCGCAGCAAACGCCTACACAGGGGCGTTTAACAACCTCCTGAATTTAGGTGCTCAGGGTGCTACCGCATACATGGGAATGGGGACTAAGTAATGCTCGATCCGTCTATCCCCCTTGGCGTAAAAAACGCAGAGCTTCCGAACCCCCTGGAATTACAACGCGCCTATAGGGAAGCGCAAACGGCTAAGAAGCAAGGCCGTATGTCCGATCTGTTGCTTGCCGGAGCCGAGCGCGACAACGCGAAGGCTGTAGAGGCGGACAACAAAGCCCGCACAATCAAAGGCCTGCTCCAAGTCAATACCGAAGCTGGTCCGAACGGCGCGCCCACCCTGAATAAAGGCCGGTTAATTGGCGACCTTGGCCGCTTGGGCTATACGCAAGAGGCCATGGATTTCCAGCGCCAAGAGCAGGCCGATCAACACGCGGCGGCCAAGGCAAAGCGCCAAGAGTTTACCGAAAAACTAGGCCTCATGGGGCAAATCTTAGGCGGCCATAACGCCCAAAACTACCCGACGAAGTATGCTGCGCTCAAGGCCCTCGGGTTTGATGAATCGGACGGGATACCGGATCCTTCGAAGTACGATCCAAATATGATCGAGGGGGCGCTAAAGCAGGGCCTTACCTACAAAGAGCGGTTGGAACTTGCGGACAAGGAAGAAACCCGCAAGGATAGCCGCACCAAGCAGACGGCCCAAGAGAAAAAGGACGCGGACGCGGCGGCCCTTGAGGCAAGCAAGGCAGCGGAAGCCAAGCGCCATAACTTGGCTACGGAAGGGATCGCCCGGACGGCGGCGGGAAAACCGAAGCCCGGATCGGCGGAAGCAGCCCTCCCCATGGACGTTAAGAAACAGATTGAAACTATTTCCGCTAAAACCGCCGGTAAAAAACTGATCGCCAACCAATTAGATAACGATTTGATCCAACTTCGTAAGGCCCTTGGGCAGGATGCCAACGGAAAGCAGATCCCCGGCGCGAAGCGAAACGAAGACTTGGCGGTTAATTACGCTCAATCCATGCTTAAGACCATGAATAGTAAGGAAGGCGCGGATGCGGTCGGCGTAGACGAAGCCAAGCGATCCGCCAACCTTTTGGAATACAATACGGGAGACGTCTCCGCCCTGCTTGGGATCCAACCCGGTAAGTTTATCGGCCGTGATTTAGACGGCTTCGCAAGCCAAGTGGCGTCCATTTCGGAGGGTATCAAGGGATCTGTAAACAGTAACCAAGCGGAAGTAGATCGCCTTTACGGAAGGCCCGCCCCCGGCGCTACTCCACCCCCTGCCCAATTGGCCCCCGGAATGCCTATTAGCGGCAACCTCAAGCCTAACCGGGACGGATCCTTTGACTACGTTCCCGGGGGCCGCTAATGCCCCGCGTTAATATCCCCGGCGTTGGTACCGTAAACTTTCCGGATACGATGAAGCCGGAAGAAATTACCCACGCAATTGAAACGGACATTTTGCCGAAGTCCCAAGCCGCCGCACCTCCTGCCCAAGCCCCGGAAGAGCCCGGAGCGTTGGCCAAGGTTGCCGGGGCAGTTTTAGGCCCCATTGCGGCCGTAACGGGGGCTCTCGATCAGTTTACCGGCGTACCTATTCGGGCCGGAATCAATGAGATCCAAAGCAGGCAGGCAGGGCGCGGGGAGGATCCCAACGTCCTCCAACGCTATGGCCGATACCTACCCGGCCAAATGGGAAACCCGGAAACCTTGGGGAAGTTTAACCCCGTGGACGATGTAAAGGACTTGGCCGCCGGAGTGGGCGCGGCGGTTAAAAACTTCGGCGGGCGCTTCCAAAGATTTTCCGATCCGAATGTTCCGGAAGCCAAAGAGATCGCGGTCCGGGGCGGCGTTCCGCTTAC